CGAGCAACTGCTGTACGGTAAACCACTACCCGATCAGCACAACCAGGAAAGACTCATCAACGCACGTAAGGAGAACACCATGCCAGACCTACAAACCGCATTGATCAATGCGATCCACAGCAAACCCGCCCAGCTACACGCAATCGTCAATGACTGGGACAAGCAAGAGCAAGAGATTCGTCAACCACAACAGGAGAAAGCAATGGAAGCAACAGAAGCTAAACAAGAGCGAGGCGCCGTAGTCAAAGGCGTGTTCGCATTCATCAAAGCCAACCCAGGCAAATACACCGGACAGGAGACAGCGGTAGCGCTTGGCGCCAGCCACAAACTCAACCCCGGCTCAGTGCTCGCGTGCATCTCTCAGTTCATCACAGCAGGTCAGGCATCTCGCTCCGAGGACGGCAAACTGACGATGCTGATGGACGAGTACGAGACACTCAACGCCGCCTATGCCAAGGCCCTGAAGAACTCCCCCAAGCACAAGCGTGCACGTGCCCTGGCTGCATTGGAGAAAGCACGCGAGGCAAGAGCTGCGAACATAGCCAAGCGCAAGAAGGCAGCAGAGCGAGCCGAGCGCAAGGCGGCGAAGATAGCTGAAGTGGCAGCAAACAGAGGTGATTACGAGGCAGAGCGTGCCGCCGCAGAGAAAGTGCAAGGCATTGCAGCTCTGCAGCCCGCCCCTACCCCGGTGCTACCCAACTTGCCCACTGCTGAATCAGTGCTCAACAACATGAGCATTGTGGAAGCACGCAAGCTGTACGACGAGCTGAAGAAGATCTTTGGTTGAAGGAGAAAGCAAATGAGCGAAGCAAAACTAACCAAGCCTTGGATACCTGTCGGACACCCCGAGTACAAGTGGACGTCTGGCGCTGACGTGCAAGCAACGTGGCGCAAGTACGGCTGGACCCCGCCGAGCGAGAAGATGACCCCGCCTGTGATCGAGGCGCCTGAGCCTGCATGGGTGCGTAGCCTGGGAGGTGTGCGATGAGTAAAGATACAAGCGGACCAGCGTTTCCCGGCACTCAATACGCAAATGGAGTGCAACCAACAGGTTTCAGTCAAGGCATGACCCTGCGAGACTACTTTGCGGCTAAGGCGATGCAGGCCATGATTACAAACGATGTCATACATTCAGTCGCCATGAGAGAGGCAAGCAGAGCAGGTATTCCCGAAGAATTTGCAGTGGCTCAAATGTCTTTTATGGTGGCAGACGCAATGCTGAAAGCGAGGGAGCAATGAAGATGCAACGAGTCATTACAGCCCTGGCCACAGGGTTTGGTGCGGGCTATGCGGCGGTGTCGTTCGTCGCGTGGTCGTTCAATTCAATGGAGTGGAATCCGGTTCAACGTGCGGCGGTGCTCATCATCGCCGCTGTCGTGGCGGGTATTATGGAAGGCGGTAAAGAATGAAGACAGCTGAAGACGAAGCGTTCGAGCAGATCGAGCACGCGCAGGGCTGGCGCAAGCGCCAGATCGCGGAGATTGAAAAAGACTTTGATCTTGAGTACGACAACATGAAGCGCAACGACGTGTTGGAAGAGGTAGCCCGGGCACTGGAGCAATTCCACATTCCGTTCGGGCAGGACACCATCAACAGCTTTGCTACGTTCATTCGGGACATGAAGCGATGAGCGAATTCAATAAAGCCCCGATTAAAGGGGAGGGCATGGAGGTTGACTATGGTGACGGCATCAAGCCAACTAAGCCCAAGGTTGAGACAACCTATGTCGAGCGCAGGGTTCCTATTGACTTAGCGGACATTGCACACATGATGATTGATGATTTGCTGAGCAACCACGGCTACGACCCGGAGGAGTTATGAGCATAGAAGCAATGAAACAGGCGCTGGAGGCGTTGGAAGAGTTTTGCCAGTATGCAAACGACCAACATCAAATGAATGCGCTAACAGAAGATTCTTGGCTTTGGATGATGTGGAAAGACGGTCTAAAAGCCATCACATCCCTACGCCAAGCCATAGAGCAGGCTGAGAAGCAAGATCGTGACGAGTACGAGCGTGGGTTCATTGACGGAATGCAAAAGCAAATGCAATCCAGCGTAGACAAGGCGGTCAATGCGATGAGCAAGCGTGAATGGGTTGGGCTGACGGAGGAGGAAGTAGAACGCATAAAACTTGATGGGCGCGATTTAGAGTTTGTCAGCATGACTGCGCTTCACCGCTTTGCCCGAGACATTCAAGCCAAACTCAAGGATAAGAACACATGAGTCCCTACAACGACGACACTAGAGAAAGCTACGTCCAGCGCATGGCAGACAACCACTTGCATGTGGCTATGACGCACCACAAGATTGGAAACAACCGATCAATATGGCTTCAGCTGCTCTACCACGCCATGGCGGAAGACGTGTACGGTACGCACTGGGATAATTTGAAGGAGAAAAGCAAATGAGCAGCAGGCGTGGGTTTTTATCATCTATCCTGGGGCTGGCTGCGGCCCCGGCGATTGTGTCTGCGTCGTCCATCATGCGGGTAACACCTGTTGAGCCTGAGATTCTTGTTTACAAAGCATCAGGTAGGTACAACCTAGCTTGGATGAAGCACCCAGTAACGGACACATCCTGGATGGTGGTGGAGGATTGCGATCGGATACTTACCCGTCCGACCACAATAATTATTCCCGCCAACATGCGTGAGCAAGCATTGAAGATACTCAACGCCGAGTTCGACAAGGCGTACACACAGTACGACAAACAATGGGGGCTATCATGAACACACTACAAGAGTACTGGGACGCATGTCTCATCCGGTCGTGGCGGCGGCAGTTAAGTCTGCTGGATGCCATGAGTATGTTTCTGTCTATAACAGGTAAACGCATTGACGAGTGCGAGCTGTTGCGTGTGCCTGCTATAAACACCCCGTGGAAGACCGGGGTGCGCGTGTTTACTGCATACTACCTGCCCAAGATCAACGACAGGCTGTGGGAGCAGGAGCCGGAGAAAGACATTGCCCTGCTACGCAAGTTGCAGAAGTCCAAGTACAGCACCGAGAAGACCCAGTACCGCACCAACGCAGACCGGGACTTGGCAAGCGCACAGGCAAAGAACCGGCGCAATAAGCAGGTGGCCGAGCTGTCACTGACCAAGGCAATTAACAGAAATGCCGCAACCGACTGGAACGTAACGAAAGGAAAATCAAGAGTGAGGGTACGCAAATGACATTCGATGAATGGTGGGCCAAGCTCACCCCGCGTGAGCAAAAAGTAATCGGCGAGCACAACGCCCGGTTCGTCTGGCAAGAGGCTGTGTTCCACACAGTCGGCGAGAATGACCTCAGCCAGTACGAGGACTGCTCGGTGTGCAAGCACGACGTGATGATGCTGACCGGCACCGGTCTGCTGTGGAAGTGTGGCACCTGTGGCCACGCCAGGAAAGTTGAACCAGAGGAACCATGAAGTGCCACGAGCAAAGTCAGAGATAACAGGCCAGCAGGGGTACGTTGGCATACGCTTGACGGAGGAGCAACGTGAGGTCTACAGAAAACTTGGCGGGGCCGCCTGGCTCCGCGCATACCTTGACGAAATCATGGGGAGAAAAACCAAAGAAGCGCAGCCCAGCAAGGCTGACACAACAGCAACTAAACGAGTGGTGGCCGTTCACCCGGCTCAACCCAAAGATGTTCCCTTCCACACCCGGGCGCATCGACCCTTTGGATGATGTAGAGGAAGCACCGATATGACACAACTGACAGACGGATTGAACGGCATGCGTGCCGATGACATGCAGGTAAGTGGAAATCACTACAAGGAGATGCCAGTGCAGCCCTGGGCTGTGATGGAAGCCGTGCTCACGCATGAGGAATTCATTGGATTTCTCAAGGGCAACGTGATTAAATACTCGATGCGAGCCGGACGCAAGGAAGGCAGCGACGACGCTGGCAAGGCCCAGCATTACCTGATGAAGCTCAACGAAATACAAGCGAAATAAAAAATGGCACGAACTCCAGAGGGCGCTGTAAAGAAGCGCGTCAAAGACACACTCAACGAGCTGGGCGTGTACCACTTCTCTCCGTTCCAAGCCGGGATGGGGAGGGCTGGCATACCAGACATCATTGCGTGCTGTGCTGGCCGCTTCATTGCCTTCGAGTGCAAAGCGGGGAAGGGCAAGACCACGGCCCTACAGGAGAAAGAGATCAACGCAATACGCGCAGCTGGCGGTATGGCATACGTGATCAACGAAGAAAACATGACCACCATAAAGGAGTTACTGCAATGGATGCGCTAGCAAAAAAGAAATTGAAAGCGGAGTGGGCCGAGACGCTCGCCCTGCTGGAAGACCTA